CCGCTTGTCTAGCGTTCTCTTGTAAAGTTGCTTCTATCTTTTCAGTGAGAGTTAAACCTCTCCATCCAAAGGTTAAGCATATAATAGCTAAACAATAAACTATAAATTTAGGTTTCATTTTTTCCAAAATCGCTCGGGATTTTTTGAGAATCGTTCTCCTAGTCTAACGATTCCACTTATAACCTCTGGACTAACAACACCAATAATACCATATGTTATGGCTTTGGTTAGAGAGGATACGTCCGTTTGTTCTAATACAAACCAAGCTATACCAGCAGCTATCGCAGCCGTAAGTATTCGTTTTAATTGTTGTTTAAAAGATAATTCGTTTTGTCCCGAAAGAAGTCTAGCAAACATTGCAGCAGCGCCAACAAGTGGCACCAACCATCCTCCATTTAGGAATTCCCTTATTAAAGACTTTTCAGGTTCCATGTATATTTACTTTACACATAAATACAAAAAAAGAACCCCCTTTTTGGGGGGGGTTCTTGGTTTGTTTGAGATGTATAGTTGATAAAGTTAAGAAACCTTACCAAAATTTTTCTCTGCAACGCGAACTCCAGCAATATTGTTTTTTGCAAACTTGCGGTTCACACCAGCGTTACGGTCATAAACATTAACATAGTTATTTGTTTCTGACTTAAGTTTAGCATTAAGAACTTCTCCATTAGATGTATAAAGTCCAAAAAACCGACCTTTTGTATTACGGATCGCACTAATGACCCTAGTATTTACTTTTTTCATAAAATTAATTAAAACTTGTAAGTGAGGCCAAGACCAGCCATCCACTCTTTATCAAGAGCGTATGAGCCACCTGCATCGTTATCATTAAGTGATACTTTTGCGCCAACCGACAGAGCGTCAGACATGACATATTTTGCAGAAAAACCTACTTCAACAGAATTGTAAGAGTCTGCGAAGTTAACTGTTACAAATGGGCTAGCACTAAGTCCATAGACAGGTGTGGCAAATTCACGGGAAACAGTGAGTTCAGCTCCATAACCAGCGTTTGTGCCAAGTTCATGCCATAATGCAGCTCCAACATCAAACCAGTCAAGCGAGTAACCAAGAGCTACTCCGACTTCTTCCCATCCCCCGAAAGAGGAATCAATCTTTTGGAAGTAGACCTCTGTGTCAATAGTAGCTCCAAAAACTGAAACAGGCAAACCCCAAGCGACAGCTACGTCAGCTTCTGTTTCATCATCGGTTCTAAAAAGATCAACAGCTAAATTTAGAGTTCCTCCAGAAAGAGGGCTTCCTGCTGAAATAGAGGTAGATACTGAATTATCTCTAATAGCTAATCCACCACTAGTTGACAGATTACTGTAAGAAACACCAGCTTCAACTGAAATATCAGCAACTGTAGCTCCATTAACCGTGCTGAATAAAGCAGCACCCATAATTATTGTTGTAAGAATACGATTCTTCATACTGAGATTATTGTTGCACCAGAAAATAGCTAGTCAAGTATAAATTACTAACTATCTTCTGAAGGAGGCTCTACAGAATCTGCAAATTCAGAGGCTTCTACGACCTCTGGCTCTGCTTGCTCTCCAAATGCTTGTTGGAATTTTCTAGTTAAAGCAGCAGCAGCTTCTGCCACCCCAAGACCCTGACTCTTACAGGCAACATCAAAAAGCTGGATGACCGCCTGAGCCTCTTCTGGTGTGAATTCAATCGACTTCATATTCGCTATATTATATAAGTTATGTGTTATTTTTCAAGATTTATTTGCCACTAGGAAAATAGATTTGTCTCTCAAGTTTTCTAAATCTAGTATCAGAGTGCCAAATTTCATCTTGTTGAGGAGTGTAAATCCCCTTACTTGTCTCTATTGGAATCCCTTTTGTCAAACTGAGAGTAGAAGGCTGATAAATGTTCAAAGTCCCTGTCTTTACGGATGAGTTGCTCCCGCAAGAGGTCAGCATGGTCAGCGTCACCACCATTAGTCCTAATGTCCTCAATTTCTTGTATAATTGATTTACGTTCTTTTTCATGATCTTTAACTAATTTTAGATAAAATGCCTTGTTTTTCAAAAACAAATACAATTCCAAAGATTTTAAAACACTTTTAATTAAGGTAAGCATCGATATTTTGGTTTATATATTGTTCTACAGTCTGCCAATCATAATCACCTATAACCTCTAATAATTTAGAGTTGTCCGCTTTTGTAAATTTCTGATATTGACTCTTCAACTCTTTTGGCATTGGGGTCTCAGTAATAGTTGTATGAGAATTTGATTTTACAATCTCTGCAATATCCCTGAATGAAATTGTTCGCCCTGTCCCTACATTAAAAATGCCTGAAGCATCATTATCTAGCATCCTGTAATGTATTTCACAAACATCATCAATAGAAACAAAATCTCTTTTATATTTTTCACTCTTCTCAAATATTTTTATTTCGCCATTTCTTTGAGCTTGCTTAATAAACTTTGATACAGGACTAGCTTGCTTGCCTTTTTTATCCTCGCCTAATCCATAGACATTAAAGTATCTAAATCCTTGATATGGGTAATCTTGGTTTAATAACCAGCAATCAAACATATATTTGCTAAAAGCATAAGGACTAAGAGGCTTACAGAAATCAGTCTCCTTGAATGTCCTAGAAATACCATAAACTGAAGCACTACTAGCATATTGAAACTTTACATCAATACGAGAACACATTTCATACAGTCTCTTTGAGAACTCAAAGTTTTCATAAACAATCTTGCTTAGATTTGTTTCTGTGGTGCTAGAATTAGCACCAAGATGTATAACAATATCTTGATTTAAGATATCAGGGTAACCATCATGACCTAAAATTTTATCAAATCTAGTAACTTCAAGACCCCTATGCTCCAAGAAAGCTGATAGGTTTTTACCTATAAATCCAGCCGCACCAGTTATTAATACGTTATTGTTCAAAACAATCGTGAAAAAGTTCTTTGATTTTATTTACATCAAAATCAGAGGCTTTAATTTCACTAAAAATGGCCTCAAGCTCTTCATCTTCAGTCTCTTGTATCTCTGCTTTAGCAAAGTAATCAAAATCATCAGAAAATTTGATATTTTGTATTAACTCTACCACAAGCTCTCCATCATCCTTAAATGATTTCTCAATACTATAAGAAGAATTTGTTTTTACACTTGGGTTCTCACCTTTTTCACCTAAGCTTATCTTTGATGACGTTTTAGCATACTCCTTCAATATCCAGAATTTTTTAGTATATTCTGAGTAATCAGGAAACTTAATATCGACATCAAAAGATAAACTTTGATATAACCTATGGTCTAGAAAGGTGAGCGTATAAGCCATTTTAAGTGTCTTACACCTATTCTCCTGAATCAGACTCTGTAGTTTGTTCTTTTTGAGATTCTACTTTTGCAGATAGTTCCTCAAGAGCGCTAGCTTTCTCCTCATCAGACATTTTATTGACATTCTCCTCAACTTCTTGAGTAGCCAAGTTATGCATAATGTTAATTGCTTCTGCTAGAGTTACCCTAGAGACCATTTCAGAGGTGAGATAAGCTTTGAGTTTTTTAATATCCTCTTCACTCATACTAATCGCCCTCTTTACTGGTGTAAATCCTAATATCAGGTTGGTTAGAACCCTTTTCTTTAAAAGAGTTTGGGAAGCATACAATCTTAATTTCTTCTCCAGTAGAGTCTTTAATAGACCCACTATAGAAGGATTGTTTTTTACCGTCCACTCTCCAAAGCGCTCCTAATTCGCGCTTTTTCCATTCATCATTTAATTTGGTGTTATCACTCATTGTTGAATCTTGATTCTAATTCTTTCCAAAATTTCTTTGGATCAGATGATCCATAGCGTTTTTTCAGCCTTGTGTAAAGTCTTTTGTGAATGGGATTTGGATTTTTTTTATCGTAGCCGATTATCTTGCGTAGTTTTTTAGCAGCCGAGCCATTCATGATTTATGATCGTATCAAACTTAGCTTTTTTCAATAGAAAGTTGAATTTTTTTATTTCCTTCTAATATAGAGTTAGAAACATAAGTGGTTATTTCTGAAAGTATTTTTTTGTTTAGAGCTTCTATTTTGACCTTTTCATTAGACAAGCTATCTATAATTGATTTTATGTATTTAAAATCAAAATTAAGTTCTACTTCATTATCTTTAAGTCTATTTTTAAGCCTCTTGAGTTTCATCCATAGTATTCTTCTAAGACCTCTTTCGTCTATCTCTTTCAACGGGAAGCATTCATCAACATGCTTCAATATGTCTGGATGAATCATTAAATTATCTTTATCTGACTTAGCTTCCTGAAAACCCATAGATGATTGGCTATTAGACAGATCACTTGTTAGAAAGATAATACAATTAGTGAAATCAGCCATGTCACCATTGTTCATCTGAAACCTACCATCCTTAAATATTTGATTAAACAAAGGTATAGAAGAGTTATCTACTTTGTGAAAATCATCTATAATAATGACACTATTTGGAGTGATTAAGACTTTCTCGCAGAGAGATGTATTATTACCCTGAGAGGTCGCTATCTTATGAGGAGCATACAAATCAGCAAAATGCACACCGCTGTATGAAAGAACATTTACTCCATGTTTTTGTAATGTATCTTTGAATATATCGAGGAAATAAGACTTTCCACTAAACTTAGATCCGCTAACAACATAACAATCAGGGGAAGAAAAGTTATCTGTTTTTCTAATACCAAGAGAAGATAAAATTATTTTTTCTTTTAGGTTTTTGAGTAGTTCTTTTTGTCCGACTATCGACTTTTCAATGCACTTAAAGCACTTATCTATCAGGACCGTATTACTCAATGGGTTTCTTTTTTTAGAAAAGAAATCCTTTAAATGTGAAAGCTTTACCTCTGGTTTTTCTTCTGGAACACCCTCTGTCCATTTCTCTAGGCTATTATTAAGTCTTTCTAAAAGCTCTGTATGATCTTTTTTTGGATCTAGGGCAGCTTGCATTGTCTCCACCTGTATTTCTTTTATAGATGGTGTGACATGCCAAAAATTAACTTTAGCTTGTGCCCCGCAGTGATCTATTATGTCAATTGCTTTGTCAGGATAAAATTTGTTAGGTATATACTTTTCGCAGTAGTCTATAACATTATCCAAGAAAGAGTTAGTATATTTAACTGTGTGAAATTTTTCGTAATATGAAGCAATAGTAGGAAGAATTTCTTCCATCTCAAATCTAGAGGGTTCTCTAATTATAATTCTCTCAAATCTACGATCTAGAGCAGTATCTCTCTTAATAGTGTTTGTGTATTCGTTGATTGTAGTAGCGCCAATACAGCTAATTGTTCCTCTAGCAAGTTCTGGTTTGAGTATGTTAGAAGCTTCTAGAGAATTGCTAGTAGCTCCTCCAGCACCTATCAACGTGTGGACCTCATCAATAAACAAAATTAAATTAGTATATTTCTTTGCTTCATTTACAAAGTCCTCTAGGCGTTTTTCAAACTGACCCCTGTATTCTGTGCCAGCCACCATGCTAGATAAGCTAACAGAATATATAACTTTATTAGCTATAAGCTCTGGAGCATCACCCATAACTATTTTATTAGCTAACCCCTCTACGAGAGATGTTTTACCAGTCCCCGCTGGACCAACTAAAAGTGCATTTGGCTTTTTCTTTCTACAAAGAGTTGTAGACAGCTCATCCATCTTGCCATCGAAATCAACTATCTTGTCTATCTCTCCATTTAGAGCTTTTAAATTTAAGTTTTCGGCAAACTGAGAAAGTATCTCATTCTTGTTGAACATATCAATCCAGTCATCGGGCTTATCAATAGTTAATTTATTTAATTCGTCTGATAATTCAAAATCTTTAGCTGTTAGAGAACACTCAGTTATGAAACCTAAAACGATACAATCTGATTGCTCGTCACCTTGAGGATAAAGTTTTTTAATAACTTTGGGCGCATGTTTTTCATCAAAAAACATCATTAAAGCTATCTCAGGAGGTATGTAATCTAATTCAAAATTTTCTTTAGATACTTGATCTGCTTCTTTTAATAATTTGCGGATATCTGTTTTAAGAGATTTTGTAACATTTTTATTTTTACGTTTCTTGTTAAGAACTTCTCTAGACTCTTTTAACAAATCTCTAGGATCTACATTTACTTTTTTAAATATAGTTGCACAAGATTGACTTAAATCATTTAAGAAGCAGTGGAAAAATAAATCTATGTCTGCTCCATTTCTGTGCAGAATAGCAGAAAGCTCTCTGGTTTTGTCAAGAACTCCTTCTATATGTGGAGTTAGGGGTAAACTAGGCATCTTTTACCTCCCTCAATTTCATATATATATCTGTTTCAATTGGACTCACATTATCTACAAAAAACGTATTGTTACTTTTAGATCCTGATATAAAAATTACTTTGTTTTTTGCAAGCTTATATTCGCCATCTAGAAAGTTTGTTAATCTAGCTTCTCTTTGATTGTCCATAAATAAAAATGTCTTTGTTGCTGTATTATCAGAAACTGATAGCATCATATACTTATTACCATTTTGAGATGTTCTTGTAAAGAAATCTTTCACCTCTGCAACAACTTGAAAATTTTGTCTGTCAACTAAATATTCTATTTCTTTTAAATCAGTCAGTGATGAAAACCTATCTTGAAAACATTCTCTAAGATTGTGAGAGTAACTATAACCAAGAAGAGAGCTTTCATATCTCCACTTTGCAAACATTTCATGTTTTTTATTTTGATTATAAATTTTTTTATATTTATCAAACTTGGCTCTAAATGTTTTAAATCTTTTTTGAGACATTATAGGCTTGTTGTCATCTCCAAGAGTTTGTTTTTCCAAAACCTCCGATATAGCATTTAGTATATCATAGCCAAACCTCTCTCCTATTTTAGAGAAATTTCTTTTTTCTCTGTCTGTTAGTAAGTTAAATGATTGAGCTTCTAGAACCATTCTGGTTCTATTGGTCTTGGTGTGATCCATAGTCCCAGCTTGAATCAGTGCTGATAAAACAGATATGTTTATACCACATTGCTTGGCAGCTACGAATACTTCGTATTTGTTATTGAATTCCATACCTCGGAAATCAATCAGGCTTTTTATTGATTTTAAAGATATGCCCTTGATGCTGTTTAAGCCATATCTAATATTACCTTCTTCAATTGTAAAATCAAACTCAGACTTAAAAAGGCATGGAGGTAACATACGCATACCAAAATCAGATAGCTCTTCATTTACTCCAGATACTGTCTGCAAAGGTTCTGGGTCAAACTCGGCGCACTCCAAAATGGATAGGAAAAACTCCTGTGGATACTTGTGTTTTAAGAAAACAGTCTTGGCTGCAAGGTCAGCATAAGCAAAGCTGTGAGACTTATTAAATGAGTAATGAGATGCAGCAACCAGTGAGTTCCAGTAGAAGTCACTGATCTCCTCGTCGAGATTGTTTTCTCTCCCCGCCTCGTAAATCCTATCTTTCCACTTAGGCATTTCATCGACCTTCTTTTTGCCAACAATTCTTCTCAGGATCTCAGCTTCTTCAAGGGTAAGACCAAAAACTTTATGAGCAATTTGCATCAACTGCTCTTGATATAGAATGACGTTTTTAGACCAAGAAAGTATGGTGTCGAGTTCTTCATTTAAATTCAGTTGAGATGGGAACTCTTTTTGTGTTTTATAGACACTAACAAATTCTAAAGCTGCTGGTCTAGCTAGAGCAACAACATCTGAAAGTTCATTTATATCAACTGGTTTTATATCTTTACAAACTTTAAAGTTTGTTTCAGCAGAGATCTGGAAAAGACCTATTGGGTGTTTAAAGTCCTGCAAGATCTCATAGATCATCTTGTCATTTGGATCTATGTCTTCAATATCTATGCCGACTTTCTCACAAGTTTTGTGAGCTATCGTCAAAGTTCTTAGACCCAGTATATCAAACTTAACCATTAGGTCTGCTACATCAGACATATCATACCCAGTAACTAAGTCTCCATCTTTTGTTTTTTGTAGTGGAACTACATTTCCTATATCTTCTGAGCAGATAGCAATTCCAGACGGATGAACTCCTGTGTTCTTTGGAAGGTTTTCTATCTTTAGTGCATTTTTATAAGTCTTTTCGTGTTTTTTTGACCATGCTTTGAATTTATCTGATTCGTCTTTTGCTTGTGATAAAGGAAATACTTTACCATGCAGTTTTGGTATCATGTCTGACACCCGATTAGCCTCGTCTTCTTTGGCCTCATCAAAATATTTAGTAGCCTCTCGTATGCAGAGCTTAGAGCTAAAAGTGTTGAATGTAAGAATCTTAGCTGTTCTACCTTCATGTTTTCTTTCAATATATTCTATGACCTTATGTCTTTGATCATAAGATATATCTGAGTCAACATCAGGAAGCAAGCTGCCGACCAAGAATTCCTTACCTCGTTTATCGGTTACAGTCTTCGCCCTAGATTTAGATACAAATCTTTCAAAGAATAGATCGTGAGGTATGGGATCAATATTTGTTACTCCAAGGAGATATAATACAAGAGAGCCAGCAGCAGAACCCCTGCCAGCACCAGTTGGAATGTTATTATCATGACAAAAATTTAGAACGTCCCAGTTAAGTAAAATGTAATCTGTGAACCCAAGCTCCTCAAAAGTCTCAAGCTCTTGTTTTGCTCTTTGATAATAATCGTTTTTATTTTCATATTTAGTTATACCTTTATCTCTCAAGCCTTTTCTGGCTAGTTCATATAATATATCTTTAGTTGAGCTATCTGAACCAAGCCCGATCTCTTTTAGCTTTTTAAGATCAACAATTGTTTTGGGTAATTCTACACCCGCAGGTTCACAATCGTCATATGGTGTAAAATCTTCAAACATTACAGATCCATGTGTTTCTTTAGTTTTAAGAAAACTTGATAACACATTTTTATATCATACAGCGCATCATGAAGTTTGTCTTCATCAAAGTCTATATCGAAAAATTTCAATAATTGATTTTGAGAAACTTTAGCCTTCAATGTTCTATCATTTATAATTTTGTATTGCCAACTAAGAAGATTGCCCTTCGGTCTATCAAGTTCTTCTCTGTATGCCTTAGCTAAAGCTCTTGTGTCGTATATTCTGGGTAAGTAAGAATAGTCTGGGGTTTGACCAAGCATCCGTTGCAAAGCTGCAATCATATATACATCAAAACCTAGCAAGTTTTGACCAACTACAATGTATTGAGGGTCAAATATATACTTCTCAAACTTAGACCAAACTTCTGACAAAGATTTACTCTTTTTGCTATATGTTTCCCAATTAAATCCTGTTACTCGTTTTGCCCCCTCTGAAACATTCAGATGTTTATGGGCTATAAACTCATCATGAGTTTCTAGGATTTTTGACCCCTGACAAATTATCCAAGATAACTGCCAAGTCTTTGACGAGTGTAAATTTAAACCCTCTGTCTCTGTGTCGAAGACAAGATATTTTTGATTACTTGGCAACATTTTCTAAAAAAGATTCGTAGCTAAATTCATTAGAGCAAAAGTCATTAAGTCTTGGATTGCTGTAGCTAGGGACTCTGCCTTGTTTCCTAGAGCACACAGCCTTATACATTTGAAATGCCTCAAAGTCATCTTTATCTCTGTAATATATGCTTTTTGCTTTCTCTGTTTTAACTTTCATTTTTTTAAGCACCGCACTGATCTGGAAGTCAAAGGGATGGTTGTTAGATTCCTCTATGTAAAAGTGATCATACTTTTTCAAAGACAAGTTACACATACCAAAATGAAAAATGTTGTTATAAACATAAGAATCATAGAATGGCACTCCAATACTGATTTCTTCTAACTCATCATCTTCTATTTTAGAAAAATTTAAACAGTCGCCTTCACTCGTATAACATTTCGTATACAATTTTCTGGCGTTAATGACGCCTTTATTGTTTTTCGGAAAAAATATGAGCTTGCTAGATCTCTCAGATAAATCTGATTGGACAACAGGTAATTTAACACCGTAAACTAAGGGAACTCCAATGTTAAGGAAAGCATTGTTGACCACTCTGAATCCGTAGAAATTATCCTCTACTAAAATCATCCTTTTGACATCTCCAGACTGAGCTATATCAACCAGATCCTCGACCCTTAAAAGAGATCTACCTATGCTAAAAGTGCTCTTGAATAATGGTATCACCCCCTGAAATTATAGGAGTTCTATACGCTTGTCAAATGAAAATGCAGGACACCCCTCATATTTTGCCTTCTCTATTTTTAAGCCATTTTTTGCCCTGCCCACAAGAGTTTCTCGTTCATCGGCAGAGGCTAACCAGTCCCCTTTTTCATTGACTAAAACATAGTAGTCTCTGGGGAACTTAAATGGACAATGCCACATCGGAGTGCCATCTTTTTTTAGCTGACCAGCATATTCTGCTCTCCCGCACACAACCCTACCCGCAAACCCAGCATCTCTGTCCATATAGCCCTTGTCATACGCTAGATTTTTAGAAGCTATTTTTACATTATAATTATTAATAATTTGCTGAACCTCTGTAAGAAAATATTCAAACCCTTCTAGTTCATCGTTATCTAGCGGTTCCATGCTGCAACAGCCGTCATTGTTGCAATCAAACTTAAGAAACAAAAACTCCATCTTTCGTTTCATGAATTCTGGGTAAAGATGCTTGACTGCAAGGCAATACATCAGATTTTGCATATTGTCTGTGTATTCTTTACCTGAAAAAATCTGCTTAGATGTCTTGAAATCCCTAATTATTGCGACCTTTTTTCTCTTAAATAGAAATAATTTATCAATAAAACCCAATATTCTGTAATTTTTACCATCTTCTGTCACAGATATGTCGAAATCTTTCTCACTTATCGATTCAGTAGGTTTGCCGTCTTTGTCGCCAAAAAAGTCATAGTTTAGACCTTCTACGGTCATCTGATTTATGAGATCCATGTTCTCAAAATCATCTATTTCATGCTTTTTAGCATAAGCCTCAACCATTCTCTTGATAGGTGGAGAGGCGTAAGTGTTTTGGGTTTTTACAATCCTAGTGTAATGCTTCTTGTGTCTAGGATTGCCAAGATTTTCAAATATAGCATGACATATAGTCCCTCTTAAGCTGCCCTCATTTGATTTATCAGGTAGCTTAAGATGATATTTGCACCAATATTGCCAAGAGCAGGTCTGTAAGGTTTTTATCCGTGATGCAGAAAGAGGTTTGTTATCAGAATTCTGCATAATGGAATTTGTTTTTCTTCACAAGTTTTGCAAAAGATGAGGAAAAACTCTTATTGACACCCCTATCATTCATTTTTTTAGCGATGCTAATAATATTCTGCATAGAATCACTATGTTTCATATTATAGCACTCAAAGCTGTATTTTTCTATTTGCTCTAAGCTCATCTCTCCAAAGTCATTTTTTTCTGGTGGACTAAAATAAATTTTTTCAAAGTCAATTGAGTCAACCAACTTAAAAATAGATTTAATAGCTCCCTCAAAACCTCTATTTACAGAGGATGAATGATCATTGTTAAATGATATGAATATCTTGCTCACTGGGAGCATGGATAGCCTTGATATAAATTTAGGAGATATATTCAAGCCGAATGAAACTAAAACATTTTTTATCCCACTGTTGTATAGAGATAAGCAGTCGCCAACAGACTCAACAATGTGAACAGATTGCTTCTCAAGTATAGACTCTTGAACATCTTGTATATTGTAGTATGGATAAAACCAATTAGATGATTTTCCCATGTGCAACCATTTTGGTCTATTGTCATTGGTAACTTTTCTTCCTGAAAATCCGTGAATTCTGCCGTCTTTTCTGAATATAGGAAAAATGACACGCTGATACATCTTTCCTGACATCGCTAAACCGCATTTGAAGTCCCGCAATGTCTCTGTCGCCATCCCTTTATCAATGTAAAAATCATGATGAGGCAGCAACTTTTGTAACACATTAGGTGAGTATGTTTTTTCCTCTTTCAATAAGTGCTTTTGCTTTATTCTTGCACCTATATTTACACCATTATCCTTTAAATAGTGCTTTACAGCATTAGGATCTTTTGTGTTTAGAGTCTTTTGAAGAAGTGCCTCAAAAGGCATAAAAGAGGAGTCTTCTACATAGTCTTTCCAGACTCCTGTATCTTTATATATTTGTAATGCTGTAGAATTATCACCAGATCTATATACTGCATTTGTTCTCCAGTATGCTCCGTGATCTTTAAGCCTATAGCCAAGATTTTCTAAAACCTCTTTGTAGTTCATTAAGCTCTGAGGTTTATGGGTATTTCATCTGAGTCATTTGTATTGACTTCAACACCACCTCCGTTGAATGCGTTGACTATATCTTGAAGATCTCCACACTCAGTAATTCTAAAGTTTTCAACATTTAAATTAATAAAATTCTGTCTCTTAGAACCATCGGGCATTTCTACTGGGTGAATAGCTCGTAATGCATCTCGACCTAGATGCCTAGCCTTTAGGTTTATCAACTTATGTGTTCCAAAGTTAGCTCCCTCTTCATGTATCTCATCAGCAACCTTTCTTCTAAGCAGGAAAAGATGAGAGCAAAACTGTGTGATCCCGTCAGAGAGTGACACTACACTTTCATCGTCCACAATTGAACCAGCGGCTCTGTTGTTTGTGATCCCAAGTCTGTTAGATTGCACAGAGGTCAACATTGATACACAAGGCTTGCCGTCAAACGACAAGTCTCTTTGTATGGTTTGTTTGAACTTATGAACTAAGTAAGAAACTTGCTGCCACCCATCCACTTTCCCAATACTACCAAAGTCACTCTTGATATAATCGAAACTAAAAATAAGTTCGTTGCCCCTGCCTATTTTTGAAAAGTAAAATCTTTTAAGCAGGGAACACATTTCATCAGGAGAAAGACCAGCCACATTCTCATAATAAAATTTCATGTTTTTGATTTTATTCCATGCAGACCTAACCTTGGCTACAACCTGCTCTGAGGTCCAATCTTTGTAAGAAGTTGTTCTCCACTTGCCAGTTTGTAAAAGCCAAACAGGTATTCCAGTCATAGCGGAGCACTGCCTAAAGATAAGCTCTTCTTCACTCATCTCTCCATTGTCAAAATGAAGAACTGGAACTCCATGTTTAGCAGAAACTTTAGTCGTGAAATCCATGCAGAAGTTCGTCTTGCCTACTCCTGATCTAGCAACGATAACAGAGATGTTTCCCGCAAGCAATAAAGACCCATACATCTCATTGATACGCTTATGAGGACCAAGCATACCAAAGTCATCGACTGGATTGTTACCACGCTCTTCAACAACCTCTTCCATCATATCAAAAAGGTTGACTGGCCCAGCCTCAGTCATTTCAAAATCTTTTATGTTCTTATTATATATCTGGTCAGACTGCTCAATAATATCGCCATATTTAAGATTGGGGTCGGCACTCTTTACAAAAGAGGCAACCTTTCTACAGCTTGTGTATATTTCTCTACGAGCACTATACTTTTTAAGCTCTTTGACTGAGCTGATGAATATGTCCTCGGTTATCTTGTAAAATGCTAACGAAAACACATACTCAGCGATATCGACACTATCGGGGAAACTAGCTTTTAGCTGCTGTATCCTTTGAACTAAAATAGTTTCGTCAATTGTCTCTGCATTATCTAGTGCGTTTTTGAGAAGCTTGAATATAGAGACGTTTACCTTTGAGTCCTCAGAGTAGAAATCACTGTCATTTAAATAGATAGAGATTTCCTCCCACTTGTGCTGATGTTGTAGTATACCACTAAGAACCTTTTTTTCTAAATCAAACGAGTAGATCATAAATTTATGTCATCTTCTTTTTTATTCATTGCCAGCTCTATTAGCTTACCTAATGCCATATCAACACAAGGATTTTCAGTCTTGCTTGTCATACTTGGGCATCCATCTTTATTTACATAGAATAACATAAATCCTTTGTTGCCACCGTTTGATGATCCAGATGAGTCGTATATTTTATCAAGCAAGGATTGTGGCAATCCTCCTGATGAATCTTCTTGCTCTAATCGCATGTTAAATTTTCAATAAGGTCTTTGGGGTATTTATCAGAATCAATTACATCTGATTCTAAAACTCTGATAAGCTTAATATTATTAATCTCACAAAAATACTCTTTTTTCTCATCTCTCTTGAGTTGCTCAAGAAAGTTTTGCCTAGAGTTGCTGTGAAAGAATTTGTTAAACCTATAATGTTGATTTCCATCAACTTCTATAGCGACCTTAG